AGGAGTTCAGGAAACTGATCGCTTCCTCCGGGATCACGTCACGCCACTTAACCGCCGGTTCAGCCCGGGCGAACGAAGTCAGGGCCGAGCCCGCGTCGGCGACCCGGGCGCTGCTTTCCCATCCGGGCGGTGCGGCCTCGTCGAGCTTCACCACCAGCGGCCGAGCCTTCGTTTTCGTCTGCATCCGGTACAGGGTTTGGACGAGCCGGTAGCCGTTGGCCCAGCCATGGGCGTAGGCCAGCCGCATGTTGTGGAGGATCGACTCCTGCACGTCCCGCGGGAACGACAACGGCGGCGGGGTCATCAAGCCTTCCCCTGCCGCCTTCTTTGCCTTCTCCCTGTACCTGTCCCACCATTGCCTGAGTGGGAGCCTGGCCCCGTGGATCATCGCCCGCTCAAGCGTCCGGGTCCTGACGTCCGTTCTCCGGATCCAGGCGGACCTGGCCCCCAGCGCCCCCTTCCGGCCGGGGCTCCCTACACTGTCGGCAAGGGCGGAAGCGAACGGGCCTGCCATGGCTCCATCCCCTCTTCGGCTTCGGGGAACCCGAGTAGCTCCCGGACCCATCCCGTGTCTGTCGCCGGGTCGACGAAGCCCGCGTTGACCATGTTGAGAAGGACCTCGGACATGACCTTCTTTTCCTCCGGCGTCGTGTTGTCCACCAGCGGCATGGTCCCGTAATCCTCCTGTGGGCCGAAGTTCCACTCGATGACCGGCCTCCACAACTGCTCGAGTTCGTTCTCTACAACCAGTTGGGCCAGCCATTCGACGGCATTCTGGAACATCTCCAGGTGGACCTGCCCCAGAGAGTAGCTGCCGCCGTTCTCCCCTCCGCCGAGGAGTGGCGGCAGGAAGAGGCTCCGGTAGATCATGGAGTTGGCGAACTCGAGGGCCTCCTTGCAGTCCTTGGCCCCTTGCCCGTTGCGCTCGAGGAACGAGACCCGGTCGTTCGTTCCCGTCACGACATAACCCATGTTATGGATCGTCCCGAGTGCCTCCGTCAGGATCCGGACCTCCTCGGCGCCGCCGTCGGTCTGCCCCCAGGCGGTGGGGGAGGAGTAGCGCTCGAGCCCCAGGGCCCAGAAGGTGAAGATCGCCTTCTTGAACTCCCACCAGCGGTAGGCCAGACGAAGCCGGCTTTTCCCGTAGGGGGAGCTCGATCGGCCGTACTGGAAGACGATCGCCTTTTCCCGGGGGATCTCCAGTGTTCGTCCCGCGGCGATCTGCTGGATGCTCTTGATCCCATAGGAGTTGTCCTCCATCTGGCCGAGGACGAGCCGTGTGGTCATGGGGTCGTAGTTGTAGAGCCCAGACAGGGCCCATCGGCCGCTGACGGGGTAGAGCGTGAACTCTGAGACCGCGTAGCCGTGGGCGAGCGCATGTTGCAGGAGCTCCTGCCTCGATGCCTCCAGGGTCCCCTTGATCTTCTCCCGGCACAGTCGGATCAGGTCCTGGATCTTGGGATCGGGGTGGGTATAGGCCCCGATCTGTTTGACGGCCGCTCCGACGAGGAAGCCCAGCCCGGTCCCGATCGTCTCGTCGTCCTCCATCTGCCGGTAGTAGCGCTGGAGGAGGTCCGGGTTCGTCATGGCCGTGTCGATCTTGTTGGCGAGGCCCGAGGCAACGTCGGAATAGCTGATGCCGATGACCTTCTGCACGCGTTCAGGCTCGATCTTTCGGACGGCCGGGCCATCGGCCAGGAATATTCGCTTGAACCGATTGAACCGCTCAAACATCGGGATCCCCCCTTGGTGGCTACATTCTTCCTATGCTCGGCGCAACCCGCTTCCCGCCGACGACGATCCTTCCCCCGGCTTTGCCCTTGATCAGCTTGTGCAGGGCGTACCGCAGGGCGTCCCATCCGTGGTTGTTCTTGTCCTCGATCTTCGGGAGGACGTCCCCGGTCAGGGGATCCACCTTGTACTTGTAGGTCCGGGCTTCCTGGGCCATGTGGACGCAGCGTTCGTGGATGATGATCTCCTGAAAGCTCCGGAGGAACGCAATGCCGTCCTCTACGCTGCCGGGCCACTTGTCGGCCCCGTCGATCCGGAAGCCTCTCTGCCGGACGTAGGAGATCGTCTCGGGCCGGGCGCAGTCGGCATAGATCGGCCACTTCCGGGACTCCGGTATCTCGTCGAACATCGACCGCCCGGGCTCTCCTTGGCGCTTGGCCAGATTGTCGATATCGATCCCGATCCCGAAGGCCTCGTGGTCGATCATGAGCCGGGTGCCGTCGACCCAGCATCGGATCAGCATGGTCGGGTCCTGGGCGAATCCCCAGTCCGCCCCGAAGTAGAGCCGGGCATCGGCCGGGGTCTCGAAGGACCGGACCGAGTATTTCCCCTTGAAGATCACGGCCTCGCTGATGTGCCGCGTCTCCCCTTCCCAGACATACCCATAGGCGTCCGGGTCCACCGAGAGCAGGTAGCGGCGCTCGTCGTTCAGGACCTTCGGGAACCACGGGTTGTCGCGCCACGAGACCTTGTGGATCACGGTGCCTGGAGGTGGATTGGTCACGAACCGCTGGTAGGTCGGGTCCGTCTCCTCGAGCGGGTTGAATGTCAGCCAGATCTCGGATCCGTCCTTGCGGATCGTCGGGATCAGGATCTTCCAGGACTCCTCGGAGGCCGACTGGGCCTCTTCCACCCAGCAGATATCAACGCCTTCCGTCGACTTGATCTCCTGGATGTTGTGATGCAGGCCCTTGAAGATGAACTCGGTCCCGTTGCTCCCGAGGACCCGCGCCCGCTGGACATCGTAGTAGGCGTCCAGGTCCAGGGCCGAGATCTGCTCGGAGAGCAGCTTGTGCACCGAGTCGGTGATGGAGCTCTGGTACTCGCGGGTGCAGAGGATCCGTATCGGCTGCTGCGTCCCGCGGAGGAGGAGCCCCCTGGCGACGCACCAGGACTTCGCGGCTCCGCGTCCTCCGTACCAGACCTTATAACGGGCCGGCCTGAAGATGTCCTGGAAGGGTCTCGGGAACTCAACCCTCTTCTTCGTCGTCGGTTTCGGCATCGACGAACACCACCTGCAGGTGCGGCGGGGAGAGCGGGGTTCCGTTGGGGCCGGAGAGCTCCTTCCTGTCGACGAAAATCCCGAGGTATTTCCCCAGAAGCTCGATGGCGCGGAGTTTGTCCCAGCCCTTGAGCTTCTTCAGGTAGCCGGACAGCTTCCGATCGGAACCCGAGCCGTCGAACTCCTCGGCGGATTCGATGGTGGCAAGGGCTGCGGCCGTGTCGTCGTCCAGCTCCTTCGGGTCCTTGAGCGTCCCGTTCTCGTTGAAGAGCTTTCTCGGATCCTGGAATGCGATCCTGGCCAGCTCCTGGACGATCCGATCGACCGTGGCATCGTTCCGCTTTGCGATCGCCTTCTTCTTCACCGCCACGGCATCCGCGATCTTCGGCGTGGCCAGGAGGCGATAACCCAGCCGCTCGGAGTATTTCTTGCTGTATCCGGCCCGGACGGCAGCAGCGGCGGCGTTGTTGTCGATGACGTACTCGTCCACGAAGCTGGCCTGCTGGGGGGTCAGCCGGTCCTTCCGGTGTCCTGGCATGGCGGCTCCCTCCTTTGAGTGAAATTTAGAGGGGGCCGAAAGGGTTGGCGGAACGGCCCCCTCCCCCTGCCACCAAGGGGATTGGTGATGCTACTCGCCCGGCCAGCCCAAGGGGCCGTTCCCGGTCGTAATAGCCGTGCAAAAGACATAAAAGCTGGGGGCAGGCAGCCCCTCTCTACAAACGCTCGATGGTCTTGCCGTCGTTGTTCAGGATGTAGGCCGCTGCATCGAAGAGGTAGATCTTGTTGGCCCCCTCGTCGACCAGCCAATTCAACCTACGAACCTTTGTCTTAACCTTGTGGTTGCTGTCTCCGTCAAGGACGGCATAATCCTCGAAGGACGGCTCCCCGGTCATCTTGAGCCAGCGCCCGTCATCCTCCTGGAGGGGGACCCATGCGCTCATCATGTCGTGGAAGACGCAGAGCCCTATCTCCTCGTTTGGGTAGCCCCCCGCTCCTTCGGGGAACGAGCACCACCCGTATCTGATGTCGTAGCCGAACGAGATGTGATCGGAAAGCTCGAATATCGCCCATGTCTTTTCGCCGGTGCGTACCTTCAGCAACATCCCTATCTCCTCCTGTCTGTCTGGATTCTGCCTCTCTGTCTGCCTGCCTGCCTGCCCCTGAAACGCAAAGAGGGCAGGCCCCACTTCTGGGGTCCGCCCTCGGATTGACTCTTTATGAGTGCTCGGTATGCCACGCTAGGATCTTACCACGCTTTTATCCCTCGAAAGTGCCATAAAAGT